AATAGATGCCAGCGTAAGCTTCTACGATTTACTGGCCGCGAAAGGAGGCGAGGCATGAGCGAGAAGAATGTCATCCAGTGGAATGAGCAGCATGAAGTGGAGCGTGACATGAACGCCATCGAGATGCTCATAGTGGATACCCACTATCAAAATTATCTCGTTGTTCTCGTCGACGACGAAGGTAAAGAGCACGTGATACGCAAGATCGACGATGCCAAGCTGAGTGAAGTGTTGAACCATACAAAAGGAAAGGAGGTGAAGAATGGCTAAGCGTATTGGTTTTGTCAACTACGACAAAGAGGAGACGGCAAAGGCAGCGCCCATTGCCAAGGACTCGCCGGCGGAAGTGGCACTGGATGCCTACTTCCGCGATGAGAGCGACAGCGGACGGTTCACGTCGGAGGAGATCGCTGCCAACGTGCGTGAGACGCTCAAAGTCACGACCGCACAGGTCTTTGACTACATGAGCTCACACGGCTACCGACTCGAAAGGGTCGATGACCGGCTGGTGTGGGTAATAGATTAGAGAAGTTCAAAAATCAAATAGCACATTTTTTAAGGGCGCATGCGTCGTGAGACGGATGCGCTTTTTTTTTTGCGTATTTTCTTTTTGCGCATGCGCGGGTTATCTTTGCCGTAGATTCATAAAAAAAAGATTATGTATAAAGCTTATTACGAAACCCGACGCACAATGCTGCAGTATGACAACGGGCACATCATCGGCTATCTCAATGAGACAGTGGTCGATGACTACGTCCCCGAACACTATGAGGGCGACACAGCCCCGGAACCACGCAAGGCCTACTGCTATGAAGGCACGGAGAAAGACGGCGGCACCATCATGCCGTGCGAGGACATGACCAACTATCACGACGTGGCCAATGCCATCATCCGATCGAAGTACAGCGAGAGTGAGGAGCTGAGCATCGTCCGCCATAAGATCAATGGCGACGACGGCAGCGACAGCGCCAATAACACCGAATTCACCGAGTTCAACGCCTGGTGCGAGCAAGCCAAGGTGATCGCAAAGGACTGGTGCGGTATCAATGAGTAGCCTATGTCGACGGTCATCAGTAAACCCGGTCCGCTGAGCTTTACGGGCACGATGGAGGACCTCGTGCTCAAAAGCCCGTCCGCGCAAGTGCGTGTGTCCATCAAAGTGACCTCGGCCTATGGCACACATGAGGTGCTCAACGAGGTGTATTACCCCGATGAGAGCAGCTCTGTGACCATCTACCATCCCGGAGATCTCTGCGAGCCCTACGCGCGCCAGTATGGTTCCGTGAAAGCTGCGGCCTCCGTCTATGACATCACGGGCTCTGGTGTGCAGGCCGCTGCCCTGGACGTGGATCTTGGCACCGTGCTCTTCGGCAATGTCGACCCTCAGATAGACGCCGCCACGTTCTGCCAGCGGCACTTCCTTAACATCCTCATGGGCACGAAAGTGACCGCCATGGGGCGCAAAGAGAGCCTGAGTGCCTACGATGCGGGCGATCTGACTGTATCAGCCTGCTTTGTGACCGCTGATGGCTCGCTCAAAGAGATGCCCGGCACTTTGGCACCTGTCAACACGACGGGCAAGGTGCAGGATTATGATGTGTCGCCATCGAAGATCCTGGCAGCCGTCAATGCCGATGATGGAGCTCGCCTCGTGGGCTACGTCTGCAAGTCAGGAGAGCGGAAACAGCCCTATGAGCTGGTGGTGGATAAAGTTCCACCAGCCCCGTCCCTGGCCTTCCTCAACTCCTTTGGCTGTTGGGAGTATATCCACTGTACCGGCACGCACAAGAAGTCGAGCAAGTTCACCTATTCCACGGCTGTGGTGGGTGATAAGACCCGCAACTATGCCATCCAGGAGCAACGCCAGCTGACCGCCAACACCGGCTCCCTGAACTATGCCATGGCCGAGTGGGCGGATGAGCTCTTCCGCTCTCAGCAGGTTTACCTCTATACCGGCGGCAAAATGGGCAAGGAGGTCGTCGTCTCTGATGTCAAGGACGAGGTGACCAACGAGGACGACAATATGCCGTCGTATGAGTTCACATGGATGTATGCACAGAAGCTGCACAATGTCATTGACACCGAGACCAGGCGTCTGCGTGTCTTCGATGGAACTTTTGATTACACATTTGAGTAAAGGAGGCAGAAATATGGAAAAAGTTCTCAAACCCATCAGCCTGCAGGAGGTCAAGGCCTATCTCGACGAATGCGCCGAGAAGCATGAGGCGGTGAACATCATGGCACTGGCCCACGACGGGCATAAGATCGTGCTGAAGGGCTGGACGGTGACCTCCGGCAACTCGGTAGGCCGTACGCATAACTACCGCAACAACGAGAACGGCGAGGTAAGGAAAATCATCGACGTGCTGCTGTTCTACGTGAACGGGCACCCAGTATATATATAGAGACATGGAAAAAATTACATTAGCACCCGATGTACTCGACATTCCGGTGAACCGTGTGAGTCCGGTCGAATCGAAGGATATCTACACGCAGAAGGAGAAGCAGTACACCACGGCCATATCGGTCGGCAACCGAAATTATCAGATTGTCCTTTATGGGGCGTCGAACCAGATCCCCTACCGGCTCACAGAGCTTGTGGAGAAGAATTCGGTGATGATGCAAAACAAGTACTTCAACCTGCTGACGTGCTACGGCCGCGGGGTGGAGTACATGGACGCGTCCACACGTCAGGACAAAGAGCCCAAGCCGACCATGGATCCGGAGATAAGGCGCTGGATGATCCGCAACAATGTCAAGAAGTTCTTTGCGGAGCAGATCGTCGACATGAAGTATTTTGCCTTTGCCGTGACTGTGGTCATCCTCAACCGCGACCGGAAGAAGATCGTGCGGCTGGTGCACAAGGACGCTTGCAACGTGCGCTTTGAGCTGCCGGACGAGGACGGGAAGGTCAACAACATCTTCTTTGCCGACTGGGACGATAACCAGCAGCCCGAGGATATCGAGGTGATACCGCTGCTCGACGAGGACGATCCCGTTGGCGACCTGCTCGCCCGCACGGGTAAGGAGCGCGATGAATTGGGCGTTTTCCGCACGGACTCAACCAAAAGTCACAAGTATGCCATCGTCACGCGTATGCCGACACCTAACTGCCGTCTGTACCCGACGCCCTACTGGACGGGCGTGCTCCGGGACGGCTGGTACAACATCTACGGTCAGCTCACTGCCGCCAAGCTGGCCAAGCTGAAGAACGGCTCAAACATCCGCTACCATGTAGAGGTGTCACAGGAGTTTTGGGCGAGCCGAGCACATGCCATGGGCATCAGCGAGGGCACTCAGGAATATCAGGAGATGAAGAAAACATTCCTTGAGAAAATCAAGAAATGTCTTTCAGGCTCAGAGAACAGCGACAAAATGGTATGGAGTGACTTCACCACGTCCGTTGACGGGAAGGAAAGACACAATCTGAAGATCAACCTTGTGGACACGTCGAAGGCCGGCAACGAGTACAACGATGACATTGCGGAGGTGAGCAACATGCTCTGCTACGACGACAACGTGCACCCGAATTTGGCCGGTGCCAATCCGGGAAAGAGTCAGATGAACAACAGTGGCTCGGACAAACGGGAGCTCTTCACGATGAAGCAGGCTCTGGAGACGATGACGCACGACCTGCTGCTCCTGCCCCATCAGGTGGCCATCCTCTTCAACGGATGGGAGCAGAAGGTCTATCCCGACGTGCCGATGATACTCCTTACCACACTCGATAAAAACACCGACGCCAAGCAGACAACAATGAATGGCGGAGACAACAACCCTAACGAAGAAAAGTAACCATGGACGTAACGAAAGAAATTACCAAAGAGATTTTTGAGCAGTATGTGCCCGCGGCAAAAATGCCGGAGCGCAATACGAGCGTCTTCAACCGCATGGTGCCGTATTTCAGCCGCTCTTATCAGCATCTTCAGGATCTGCTCTTCAAGGGCACCACCACTCTGATGGATGCTGAGGACATGAAAGGCGGTATCCTGCAGTTCGTGTGCATCCATGCCTTTTTTCGGGCCATTCCATCGTTGGATTTGGTACTCACGGGCACGGGCTTTGGCGTCGTCTCGACAAACGACACGGCTCCGGCCTCTCAGACACGCGTCAAGGCCCTGCGTGACGAAATGGAGTGGCAGTCGCTCATGAGCATCTCGGCGCTGCTGGCAGTGCTTGTGGAAACCGACAAATGGGGAGACTCTGTGGCGGGTAAGAATGCGATCCGGTGTCTATACTACGATCCGTGCCAAATAAACGAGTACGGGCCAATCGACAGGAACCTGTCCATGGCCGAGAACTGGCGGCGGGTGTGCCAGTACCGCGCCACGGCCGAGCAGATGGTCAGACGGGAAATCTCACAGGAGTACTACGACGCGCTGCTTTGCCGACTGCGTACCGGCAAGATGACAAATGCAGACATCGGCATCTACCAAAGTGCGGTGAACTATATCGCCCGCAGCATTGGTGATATGGAATCTGGGAAGCCTTGCATGGTGCCAGCGCAATGGGAACTGCGTGACTACATGGAAAGGTATGCCGATATGCTGCCGGAATACAAACAATCCAAACTATATGCTTCAATCCATGGAGACAGATACGAAAACCAGCCGGAAGACCCGACGTTCTTCTTTGTTAACTAAGCAGATGGAGTTCCGCATACCGAAAGGGTGGCAGGAGCTTACGCAAGGACAGCTGCGCTATGTTATCAGCCTGTATAATATCTACGACGGGCGTGAGGACATGATGCAGATGATTACCATGGCGGCACTGTTCCATTTCATGGGGTGCCGCGTTGACAGCGAGACAAAAGACGGAATACTCTGTTACCGTGTGTCCACTGGTGAGACTTTCTTGCTCAATCCCGAGTTCCTGCCGATGATGGCCGACACGGTGGAATGGGTGAAAAAGCCCAATGAGATGCGCTGCCGTCTGGCCGTGCTCCACCACTGCGAGGCCGTCAGCTTCGATTTGCGCGACCTGGTGTTCGGCGAGTACCTTGTCTGCGAGAACTATTACCAGGCGTGGATGCTGTCGCACGACTGGACAAAGCTCAGCCCGATGCTGGACACCCTCTACCATGTTCCCGACGGCGGTAAAATGGTCAAGACGCAGTTCGACTATGTTTCCGTGGCTATGTGGTGGACGGCCGTCAAGGACTATTTCGGGCAGTTGTTCCCCCACTTCTACCGCCGGACGGGCGAGGGAGAAGAAATCACACAAGACGTGCTCAGGGAATATACCGACGCGCAAATTCGACTGCTGACCAAGGGCGATGTCACCAAGGAGGAATATATACTCAACAAGACCACAACGCTGCGTGCGCTTACGGAGCTGGACGCTCAGGCACGCGAGAGCGAGGAACTGAAACGTATCATGCAAAAAAACAAGTAGACCATGTTCGACGCTATCAAATACTTTACCAGGATGACAGAGATGAATAAGCTCTGCCAGCAGGAGAAATTCAAGCCGGTGGTGATCAGCAACACTGACAACCTGGAGGGTTTGCTGGAGGAATACCGCGAAAATGACCGTTTCATCGCGATTGCGGACACCAACACGGAGAATCTCTCATCCGATGACGGCACGTATGCCTTCACGAAAAGGCGCGCTTTCACCGTGATGATCCTTTCGGCCTACAACTATCCCGACATGGAGGACCGGCAAAGGCAGCTCGACCTCTGTAGGGAGGTGTTCAAACAGTTTGTCACCCGCATCATCCGCGACAAATACACCTATGATGAGCAGATGGTGCAGTTCGAGACACAGACCATCCCCAACTCGGAGCTGGGCCGTTACTATCTCTCCGGCATGACCGGGCTGTTTTTCACGCTCTACACCCGTGAGCCGGTCGATTTGGAGTACAATAAGGAGGAGTGGAATGGCTGAGCGTAAGATACAACGTCCGGTGACAGAGGACGACATCCGGAAGTGGGAGCAGGACTGGATGAAGATGATGATTACCATCTGGCGTGAGCAGATCATGCGCCTGGGCATCGTCGACACCATGAAACTGTACAACGACATCACGGGCAGCATGAGCGTGGGTGATCGGGTGACCATCGTACATGAGTTCATGAAGTATGGCATCTATGTGGCCGCCGGCGTGGGTAATGGCTACAACAAGGGCAATGGCGGTGACCTCGATATCCTCGACCCGTCGCTGCGCAAGGCGGCCCGTCTTGACAAGCCCCGGAGCCGTGGCCCGCGGTGGAGCACGAAACACATGACGACGGGTAAGCCGCGTGAGAAGCGCGACTGGTTCACGAGTAAGTATTTGCGGTCCATCGATGTCCTCGGTGACGTGGAGCGGAGCCTTTACGGGGAGGCTTACATGGGCACGCTGTCAAATGTGGTGAGCAGGCTCTTCACTACCATCAAGGAAAAGACGAACGCGCTGCGGAACCTGTAAATACGTATTTTCAATGGAAGGCAAGATAACGTAAATTTGCGATATGAGTTTAGAGGCGAAAGACATAGAGAAGCACATCGAGCAGATACGTGATGAGCGTCGTGAGGCTGCCAACACCGCAAAGCGGGTGGGCAGCACCATGATGGAGATCTTCAAGTATGTGGCCGCGAGCGTGGAGACTGCGCTGGCAGATATCTCGAATGGGTATCTCTCGAAGGAGAAAGATGACGTGGCCAAGGGCCTTATCACCTTCCTGAAAGGTATCAAGATCGATGATATCTTTCAGTTCGATAAGGACGGCAACATCATAGCTTATACCATTGCTTCGCCAGAATTCAGCGAGAAGATTAAGACTGGTTTTGCCATTGCCGTAGTTGACACACTGACGGGGAAGTACAAGCTCTGCGTCGACCAAATTGTAGCCTGGGCCAAGGCCACGGTAGGCTCGTTGCTCGTAGAGGGCAACAGCGTTTTTGGCGGGGATCTGTCCTCTCCTAAGTATCAGTCGGGCTTCCTCGATGGATTCGGCTGGAGACTGTGGGGAGAGGCCGTGCCAAATGCCGCTGGGAAGACAGAACAGCGCTACACGGCCGAGCTAGACAATCTGATCGTGCGCGGAACCATGCGCGTCTATGAGATGATTATTTCGCAGCTGCTCGGAGAGAATGACAACCGCATCTTCACCGGAATGCTGGAGGTCGACCACTACGATGCAGAGAGTGGGAAGGTGTATCTCGACACCAAGGAAGGCCGGATGTACAACCCCTTCCGCAAGGATGATGTCATCATGGTGCAGCAATACAACGGCTCTCCATCGGCCGCCAATGACCACTACGTCACCAAGCACTATGAGCTCATCGTGACGGAGGTAGGTTCTGAGGGGACAGGGGAGGACATGCTGGCCTGGGTGAAGTTTCGCAACTTCACTTCATCCATGGAAGGCGCCACTCCGGAGAAGCTCATCAAAAAGAAGGATACCTTCGTACGTGTCGACAACCTTACGGATGAGGACCGCAAGGGTATCGTCAGCATCACGACGGTGGGGCCAAAAACGCCCTACATGGATATCATCTATGGGCTGAAGACGGATCCGGATAGTGCATTGAAGGGGCGACTCGGCAACCTGCAAGGTATCACCCATCCCAGCTTTGGCCAGCTGAAAGGGTTCGGTGAGCTGCTACAGAATCTCTATGCCGTCGGCGACCTGGTGCTACGTCGGACGGGTGAGAATATCGACACGAAATTTCAAATATTGACCGACATCTTCTCTTCCAACTTCACCAAGACGCAATATGAGCTGACAGACGATACCAACTATCTCCACAATGGTCAGTTCCTTACCGCAGTGGGTGAGGAGACGTTCATTGACGGGTGGACTATCGACGACACGGACGATACATCCTTCTGGATGGACCCCGTGACCAATATGCCGGTAATGGTCAATGGGCATGCCACGGCCGGCGGCAATCACCGTGTAGAGATAGAAAGATCGGAGGGGCGCCAGGTTCTGAGGGTGCTCAACTGTGGGCTGACCCAAAAAAATGCACTCATCGACCCGCCCAAGACGCACAAGGAATACAGTCAGCCAACTGGCCAAACTTCTACGAAGACAGACGCCAAGGGCAATAATGCTGTCGAGCTGCGCAAGGCTACGGACGGAGCCATGGAGGATGTCCAGGACACACTCTATGTGTCTCTGCGAATATATGCGCTCACAGCCGGGCAGCTGACCATCGGCTTCACTGACTGCACCGATGTGGAAGGTAAGACCAATGACTTGTCTGTGCGAACCATAGACGTACCCTATACGGGCGAGTGGACAACAATCAACTTCAACGGTAAATGGAATGGCACCGGCAACTTCGTCATCCGTTACACGGGTGAGTGTCGTATTGCCTTTGTGGCCATCACGGACACTGCGCTGAGCAATCTGGCACGCACTGTCAGCACTTCTATCGAGCAGACAGCAGAGGCTATAAAATTACTTGGTCAGAACGATGATGCCATAGCAGGGAAATTCACATCACTGGGATTGGTAGTCGATGCACTGAACACACAGGTAGATTTATTCGTCAACACCACTTATCCTGCAGATAAGTCGGCTATCGACAACCGGATCAAGGTGAACGCAGACGGTATCAGCATCAATGCAAAGAATATCGACTCGCTCAACGGGAAGGTGAGTGAACTTGGTACGAATTATGACATGCTGAACAACAGCGTGACAACATATGTGAATGACTACACAAATGGATACAATAAACTGAATTCTCGTCTCACTACGGCCGAAGGCCAAATCAGTGCGCATAACACGAAAATAGGGAACTTGACGACGGAATACTCAACGCTGTATACCGACTTTACGAAGGTACAGTCACGTGTCACGCAGATCGGAGTATACTATGACGAAAATGGCAATCCGATCGGTGACAAATGGACAGAAGCGGGGATCCTCACGACCGCCGATGGCAATGTGTTCTATGCCGGCAAGGGCGAGGCCTCGGACAACCTGCTCGTAGGCACCGGATCAGGGCAGCTCTGGACGTTGGAACAGGACCGGGAGACCGCAACGCTTGACTTTACAGTCGATGACAGAGAGTTCGTAGTGCGTAATGCTTTCCCGATAGGTGACGTGAGCTTCTCAAACAGTAACTCATCAAGTCTCGCTGCTTTGTGCTCGCCAGTAGCCAAGACGGAGCAGGGGCAATATTATATATTATCATTCAGCACACTTGTATCAGAAGAAAGCGTATCTGACTTCTATGTGCTGATCGGGTCTGCATCATCGAAGGATGGGGCCTATACCTACTCCGAAGAGATCAACTACAGCAGCAGGGACGAAGATGAGACCGCGCATACAACCATGAGAATGTTGCGGTACCGCAAGCTGGATGACGGAATCGAAAAACGCTATTACATCATCTTCCAGGCCACAGGGAAATATACGCGCTTTAAATTCGTCAATCGCAGCTATCGCTCACAGGTGACGTCGTCGACCGTAACGAACTACTCAACGCAGTCTGGCATCCCCGGCAACGTTACCGTCTCGCAGGACAGCGGGAGGGTGCGTGTGACACGCAACTACACAGGGACAAAGCGATCAGACGGGCAATACGACATAACCGAGACCGTGACAACCATAACGGCAACAAAGGGCTACTTCTATGCGAAGAAGATACAGCTGGAGCCTGCCGTCAACACAGATCTGGCTGATATTGTTCCGTCGTCATATAAGGAAGGACAGAATACCATCGAGAGTTTGATTAAGCAGACGGTTGACAGCATAGAACTTCGTGCAAGCAAGATCATCTTTAAAGGTGAGACCATCATTAACGATAAGTTTTGGGTCGACACCAACGGGAAAGTCCACATGAATGAAGCGTATGTAAGCGGGACAATCAATGCCAACACCGGCAAGATCGGTGGACTGAATATCTCGGAGAACTCATTGTCTGCCGGCGCCGATGGGTATGGAGTGACCGTTACCCCACAGCATATCTATCTGCAAAGATATGATAACGAAGCGTCGTACAATTACACGGGCAAATATATTCATATGGATGCGGAAGCAGACAATATGATAGACGTGCAGTTGAACGGCGGTAACATGCAGAAGACATACACGGGTATTAAAATAAACGGAGCCCCCTCTGAGGCTTATGGTAATTTCATTGGACTCGACATAGATAGTGATATAGTCGGTGTCTATGGAGAGAGAATCGCGGCGAAGCTACATAACGGCATTGTCGATGGAGTGCGAACACAATGGTATACACTGGATTCAGCATCAGGGGTAACGGTAGAAAACGATTGCTTCAAGGTAGGTGGGGAAGAAGCACTATCCGGGACAGTATTCTACATGCTGAACACGTCACCGCTCACAATCCATTTCCCCATAGATGCGCCTCCCAACTCGCATTACACATTCATAAAAGTGGGGAATGGCAATTTAACGTTCAAGGCGGATCGTGGCGCCATAAGGTACGGTAGCGGATCAAAAACTGAATTTAATTCGGCGTCGGATTATGAAATCCTGGATTTTTACGCGTATGATGGTAATTGGTACCTAGACGCTTCAAACCGTTAAAAATAATAGAATATGAAAAGAAACTTCAACAGGCCGGTAATGAACTACAGCGGGAAACCACTGATAGGTGAAGACAAAAAACAACAGAGTATGGGTAATCTCATCGCCATGCAGCTCTATTCCGTCGGGATCAACGATGGAGCTACGCCAGAAAAGAAGTTGCAAGCTTACAAATTGCTGAACAAACTGGCTGGAGCAGATAAAGAGATAGAGATTACTACAGAAGAAGGAGCACTCATCAAAGAGGTAGCAGGACGGGTATTCGCCGCCGGCCTATACGGGCAAATATACGACTTCATAGAGAATGGTTAGTTTATGATTGGTGTAAGTAATATCACAAGTGAGGAGGAGCTGCAGGCGTTTGTTACAGCCTTTGCACCATACTTCTTTAAGTACCTTTCCAAGCAGTCGAAGAATATCTTTGACTGCGAGGTGGCAACGAGTATTGATCATATCAAGACGATGCCGGCACTCTATGATGACGGCAACGGCGTGCGTAAGCAGGTTGTGGCACCGCTGCAGCTGCTTACTAAGGACGTCGATGCGCAGATCGCTGCTGTCGAGGATGCCGCATCGAAGGCTAACGCATCATCGCAGAAAGCAGACACGGCTGCCGACAGCGCCAATGCTGCCGCCAAGAAGGTGACGGATGCCATCACGGACATCACACAGGAGAAACAAGCAGCGCTTGATGCTGCTGCCTCGGCAACAACGAGAATAGCGGAGATGGAAGCCCTTGCCAAGAAAATTGCGGCAAAGGAGGTGCTTAAGCCGGAGGAGATGTATGTCGAATATCCGACAGATATTTCCATCCGTAACAAAGTCCCGCAAAGTATCAATGCGAGGTTGGTACCAGCCTACTACCCGCAGAACGTGTTTTTCCAAAAGGCGCGTGGCAACGCTATCGATGTGGACCCGGGAGGAAGGCTGACCATCAACGGTACCGGAGATACCTGGTTCTATGTTATCCCGACAAACAACACCGCACTCTATGTGGAAATCAAGATTACAGTCAGACAACCTTATATACGTTTGTCGGGCAACGGCATCATCAGAATGACTAATAGTGGTTTCAGAATCGTATAACTCATAAATCAATATATTATGGCATTAACAACAGACGAAGAAGCAAAAGTGAAGCTGATCATACAAGCTTTTGATAACGCGAAACAGATCGGAGACCTCGACCTGGCGAGTATGGACACGGCTGGGCAGTATGTGGAACTCTACGACTCTCTGACAGGTAAGGCAAGCCGTATGCTGCTGAGCGACGCCGTCAGCCAGGCAGGCGCAGAATGGTGCGGCATCCGGTATAAGGATGCGAAAACTGAGACGGAAGTCGTCGGCTCCCTGTCGATGCTCAGACAACTGCCTACACTGCTCAATCTCGGTGGATACCTGGTGCAGAACGATCACTCACGTCGTAAGCTATCGCCCAAGACGCACCTGCTGCTGGAGACCGGAGAGGAAGCGGTCCTTGACGGCAGTATGGGACATTATCAGTGGGGATGGGACAAACCGTTCTATTATCAGAACTTCAAGCTTGCAGGTTATACCTACGAGACGATGTCTTTCAGCAAACGTAAGGGATTTTGGAACTACTATATCCCTGTAGGCTCGCGCTCAGCTTCCGGTTACGCCGCATACGACAGTGCTACACAGTCGTTGAAGAGTGTAGGCACGGCAACGGTTCCAGTTTTCAACAAGTCAATATTAACTTTGCAGACTGCCGCCCACAAAAATGGTGACCTGTGGTTTGCAAATGAGCGCGTGATGAACTTCGTGACCGGTATGCTCAAGCGGTTGATCTTCCATAACAGAAGTATACAGACCGACTTCAATGCTAATCTGACCACGGACGGACTGCACCAGGGTGGAACTGGCATTGGATGCTCAGAATCTTGTCCGTGGGATAATGGCTATCTGCCTCTTAATGCGCTTGTGGAGGATGGAGATGCACTGGAAGTAGGATCGTTCAAAGGTAGTACGACGAATAAAGATGGTACGGCCAAGGACATAGAGTATAGCGCCATTCCGAACTTCTATGGATTGAAGAACGACTATAAAGTGCTCTGGTGCATGAGCGAGAACATGCTCATCAATTGCAACGAAGATGGCAGTCAGAGCCTATATATCGATGATAGCGTTGGCAAGACTCTCTTCAATCTGAATTCGTTAGATGGGCATGTATTGCATAGCAGGGCACCATATAATACCGAAGGATGGGAATACCCGAAGTCATACAATATGTCACATCTTGCATTTTGGCCGTCTGAAGATGGCGGAAGCCAGTCAACGTACTTTGGAGACGGATATTATAATCCGGGATCTAAGAGCGGCCTCCGTGGTGTCTTATTGTTGGGCGGCGGTGACTATGGTGGTGGCGTTGCCGGCTCGATGTACGCCGATGGCAGCGATGGTGTCGGTGATGCCTATGTGAGCTGGTCCGCGTTCCTCTGCGAGTGGGCAGAGGCATTCAGCACGAATCCAGTGCTGGCGGAGTAAACAAGAACACTAGAGCACGAGAGGGCAAGGAGGCGCAGGAAACGGGGATCAAGAGAACAAAGGACCCCGGCGCGAAGCGCCCCGCCCTGCAAGGGCGCCTAGTACCGCGAAGCGGTCGATTTTTTTTTGATTCCTGAGGAATTTTGATTATTTTGCTCAAATTTCGCAGGAATCATTTTGATTTCTGACATTTATGCTGTATCTTTGCACCCACTTCCGCATTTCTGCGGAAGAGGTGGACTCTCCTGGAGCGGCCTCCGTGGTGTCAAATTGTTGGGCAACGGTAACAATGGTGACAATGCCGGCTCGATGTACGCCAATGGCAACAATGGTGTCGGTGATGCCAATGTGAACTGGTCCGCGTTCCTCAACAAATTATTAAAAGGAGACGAGCCTTCCCCATTGGGAAAACATATCGAAAGATGACACTGAGACAAGTAGCCGGAAGCGCGAACCTCATACGTGCCGGAAGGAATTTGCAGACTTCCAATCAAACCATCGAGACCCCGCCGATATTTCGGAACAATAAAGACCCCGCAAGATCCCGTCCATTAAAGTAAATATGAAAAGAATCAAAGATAAAGCCAGCGAGGTCGAGAACATGGAGAATGCGCGTGCTGCTTATGATACATATTCGTATCAAAAGCATCACCGAGACTATGTGGAAAGATTTGATAAGAATCTTGAAAAGAATCTGCAGGCAATTCTTGAATCTTTATCATCCGAGGAATGGACTCCAAAGGGCTACAAGCGCAAAATCATTTTTGAGAAGAAAAAGCGAATCCTTGCCAAGGCACCCATCGAGGACCATGTGGCAGAAGCCATTGCCATCAGGCCCTACGAGAAGGATCTGTATGATTACTCTACATACAGAGCTCCGGCCGTAAAGCCAGGCCTCGGTACGCACGCATTCGTGAGGATACTTCGGAATGAGCTATTCAAGGAAGACCAGGAAGAAAATATGTATTATGTACCGCTCGATGCTCATCATTATTTCCCAAGGATGGACCATGGAATTCTCAAAAAAGAGATAGAGCGGAAAGTGAAGCCAGGCAAGCTCAGGAGAAATCTTTTCAAGGTTATCGACAGTTATCCGCAAGGAGCGCCACTGGGCATTAAGGTGAGTCAAATTCTGGGTCAGATCTATCTCGCTCGCTTTGATAGACTGGCCATGAGATTCTTTGATATCGGAGAGGATAAGGAGAAACTCGATTTTTGGACATCTAAATATATCGAAGGCAGAGTGGCGACTGCAACAGCGGATGACTATACGGATCTCTGCAAAGGCCCACAATACTTGTCACTTGTATTCCGAGGCTATGTCTATGAGGGCATACCGCATTATTTAAGATTTGTGGACAATATCATTATCCGGCACAAAGATAAGACTGCGCTGCATATCATCACACAATTATGTATCATGCACTTGTCACGTGATTGGCATATAGAAGTCAATAAAGACTATAATATCCGTCCGACATGGATGGGGATAAGGGTATGCGGATATGTATTCTATCATGACAGAGTGCTGGTAGCCAAGCGCAACAAACAGAAACTTGCAAGAAAAGTACATCGCCTTCAAAAGAAAGGATACAATGAAGAAAGTATAAGACGGAAATGCGCTTCACAATTAGGTTTCATCAAACATGTAAACTCAATACATCTCATCAAATCGTTAGGAATGGAAAAAACATTAGGTAAGATCATCCGCCGGCGGCGGGTGAAGGCTCCCTTTGAGGGATTAACAGCTGAAGACAAGGTTAAGTTCTCCTCAATCTGTAATTACACAAGTGAAAAAGCGGGGGGGGTAATTCCAGCAACAAGATTTTGTTAATTGATTATAAGGTAGTCAAAAGTAAAATCGAGAAGGAAAAGGTAACGACTAAAATTAAGGATGGTGAAGGGAATATGCAGGACGTAGTAAAGGAGGAAGCCAAAGACGCACTCACCATCCGATTCAAGAAGATCTTAAAGACATACACAGACCAGGATACTGGAGAAGAGGTCTATGTGTGCGTTAAGAAGAAAGACGCTGAAGGACGTGACACAGCAGTTGATGCAGAGTACTACGCCTTCACTGGGTCCAAGATCCTTATCGACCAGGCCATCAATGACTTCACGAAAGAGGATCTACCATGTCCGACCGTCATACAACAGTTTGCGACGTCCAAAGGACAGACTTTTTTTAAATTCACATAAACAAATCCCCGGCACGAATCCGTGTCGGGGATTTTAATCTATCAAACGAGGTCTTATTCAGGAATAATTGCGTATTTTCAAGAACTTAGCACCTACATTACCTTTGCGATAAAAAACAAGATGATGACCGGTTCCATGTACGATATAGCAAAAAACGCCGCTGTAAGCATAGCGCTTGCAGTACTGGCATATCTCAGACCGCTACAAGGCGAGCTGAGCTCTCTGTTTTTAATATTCTTCGCTAACTTCATCTTTGGTTATCTCTCCGGGATGATCGCCAACAAGGAGGACTTCGAGTTGAAGAAGGCGGCACGCTGTGTGGGCGAGGCGACGGTGTTTTTCGTGTTCTGTACCTGTATCTATGCTATAGGAAAATTCAAGAGACAGGAAGAAGGCGCACTGCAGTGCGTGAGCTATGTGACGTATGTGGTGATCTACTTCTATGGGCTGAACATCATCAAAAACTGCAAGAAGATCTTCAAGAAGGGCTCTACGCCCTGGATGATTTTCGCATTCCTCTATTACGTACTGAGGTTTGAGTTCATCGAGAGAATTCCATATCTAAAATCTTATCTGAATACACAAGGCAATGAAGAAAGCATCAAAACAGCTGCTGGAGCATGTCAGACAGGCCGAGGGCCTGAGTCTGACAGCGTACAAAAAAAGTGATGACACGTGGACAATAGGTTATGGCCACACCAAAGGCGTTAGACAATATGACCGAATCAGCCAGAGCGAGGCGGAGCGCTACCTGCTGAGTGACCTCGCTCCCATCGAGAAATTCCTGTCAGCGGTTCCACAGGTGAAGACGCAAGGGCAATTCGACGCCCTCGCTGACTTCGCCTTTAACCTCGGGCTCGGTAGGTTGAAGGGCTCGACGCTCTTGAAGTATGTAAGAACAGGGCGATCTGTGGCCGAGATACAGGCACAGTTCCGACGCTGGGTTTACTGCAAGGATGTCGTCCTCGGCGGGTTGGTGAAACGCAGGGAATGGGAGGCCCGGAGATATGCGCAGTAGATTTCACTTTGATATATGGGAGGCTTATGACAAAGTGGTCATCGGCCTGTTTCTCATAGGACTGATAGCGCTGCTCTTCTCCTCATGCGCCTCGAAGAAGGTCCTCGTCCCGGAGGTGCACGAGCGCATCGTTCATCAGCGCGACACCATATATCGTGTTGACAGCGTCTTGACGAGTACCACGACCATCATCCGGCAGGCTGACTCGACGATGATGGCCGACTATGGCATCCGTATCGGGAAGCATGATAAGGCATGGCTCGTGAAACAGGATCAGGACACACGCAGCGCTTCAACGGTTCGTTTCATCATGCGGATAGACAGTATCGTGCATGATTCCATTCCGAAGTATGTGCCAAAGAATGTATATGTCGAGAAGGAGGAGCCATGGTACGAGAAGGTGCTGGTTTTCCTTGGGATATGCGACGTGGCGGTTGCGCTGATTTGGGCTTATTGTAAATTATCTGAAAGAGCAAGAAAAATAAAATAAATTATGCCTGGTAATACTGAGAAATTCCGTGCGGAGATTGAGCTGAACTCACGTCAGGCTCAATCTGAGTTGAAGAAGCTGGAGGAGCAGCAGAAACGATTGAAGGAGCAGCAGAAGGCTCTTTATGCATCGTCCTCTGCTAAGAACCATCAGCTGGCCGCTGACATGCAGAAGGACATTGATAGCGTTTCCTCGAAGATTAGGGAGCAGAAGAAGTATATCAATGGGCTTTCGACGTCAGTCAAAGACCTCTCGCAGGCGAGTTATAAAGAGCTATCCCAAACGGTGCGTGCGCTCAACAAAGAGCTGCGCTCTGGCAACGTGGCACGGAACTCAAAGGAATACAAGGCACTTGCCGACCGTGTCAAGGCCTGCCGCACCGAAATGCAGAGAATGAACGAGGCAACAAGGGAGCAGCCAAGTGCCTTCGGCAAGATCGCTGATAAGCTCAACCGCTACCAGACGGCACTCGCGGGTGTGGCGGCAAGTATCGCTGGCATCACTATGACCATCCGAAACTCGGTGCAGGACTATGCCGAGATGGACGAACAAATGGTGGACGTGCAGAAATACACGGGGATGGCGAAAGACCAGGTGGTGGCTCTCAACGAGGAGTTCAAGAAGATGAACACGCGCACGGGACGGGACCAGTTGAACCAACTTGCTGGTGCCGCCGGACGGCTCGGTATCAGCTCGCAGAAAGGGGCAAAAGACTTTGTCGACGCAGCCGACAAAATCAATGTAGCCCTCGGCGATGACCTCGGAGACGATGCCGTGGCGAAGATAGGCAAGATGGCAATGGCTTTCGGCGAGGACGACAAGCACGGACTTAACAGGGCTATGCTGATGACAGGATCGTGCATCAACGAACTATCACAATCGTCGTCTGCAAGTGGCGGTTATCTTGTGGATTTTGCCGCAAGATTGTCAGGCGTGGCAAAACAAGCCGGGCTGACCATCCCGCAGATTATGTCATTCGGATCTGTCCTCGACCAAAACATGCAGGAAGTGGAGGTGTCGGCGACATCGCTCAACCAATTGATTACGGCCATGTTCAAGGAGCCCGCCAAGTTCGCACAGCTCGCCGGCATGGACGTGAAGAAGTTCGCGAACCTGCTGAAGACCGATGCCAACCAAGCCCTGCTCCAGTTCTTTGCCACGATGAAGGGGAAGGGCGGATTTGATAAGCTCGCTCCTATGTTCGACGAGATGGGACTTAGCGGAAGCCGTGCCGTGCAGGTGTTGTCGGTATTGGCCAATAAGCTCGGTGACGTGGTGACCGCAGAGAACACGGCAAATGCGGCATACGCATCCGGGAAGTCAGTGATGGATGAGTTTAACCGTGCAAACGAGAGCGCACAGGCACAGCTGGACAAGGCAAAGAAACACTTCAAGGACCTGAGCATAGAGCTCGGCGAGCAGCTCATGCCGGTGGTGAAATATACCATCACGGGGGCATCGGCACTTGTGCACGCCCTCGCTGTCATTGTACCATGGTTGAAGAATAACATCGGTCTGATTGCAAAGCTGGCCATTGTCATAGGCTCATACTCTGTGGCCACGAAGATTGCGGCCAACTGGACGAAGATCATGACCGTATGGCAGGCACGCAAGACCATCCTCGACAAGGCGGAGGTGGCATGGAACAAAGCCAAAACCATTGCCATCGGACTGTATACCCTGGCCGTAGGTGCTCTGCAGAAGGATACCGTGGCACTGACCGTGGCGCAGACGGAACTTAATGCAGTGACCAAGGCCAATCCATGGGGATTGTTGGCCTCGGTACTTGCAACGGTAGCCGTCGGCATCGTTAGCCTGATTGGATATTTCAGCAACCTGAGCAAAGAGGAGAAAGCAGCTGCCAATGCTGCCAATCTGTATAATCAGAAAAAGCAGATAATGGCGGAAATCGACAAACAGGCAAATGAAGACACGGCAGAGCAGATAACAAAGCTGAAGCAATTGGAGCGCATCGTCGAGGACAACAACCTGAAGCTGGAAGACCGGCAAAAGGCGCTCACTCAGTTGAAGAAGATGGTGCCATCGTACCATGGTACGCTGACACGAGAAGGCAAGCTCATCAACAATAATGTGTCGGCGCTGCAAGCCTATTGCAACAACCTCATAGCAGCGGCAAGCGCACAGGCTGCCTTTAACAAGATGGTAGCCTTGCAGAGCCGTACGCAGAACCATCAGACACTGTTGAAAGCTCGCCAAGGCAATATGCAGTTCTATCAGCAGCAGATGGCCGCCAACGGTTTCAATGATGAGACCGACCAAATCATGGGTTCTACATTCCGAGGACAATATTGGATCAGACGTAGGAACAAGAATGGCACTATCTCGGACGTGGAGATCACCAAGAAGCAATACGAGCAGATTAAGCAGGCGCAGGAGATGGTGGCTTGGAACAAGACACGTATCAACCAGGAGCAGACAATCATAAAAAATAATGAGACGATCTCCAAAGAGTTGGAAAAGCAGGTAAGAAAGAATTCTAATCTGCTGGACTCTCCGGGGAAGACAGATATCAAGGAGCCCAAGGGTGGGACATCGACATATACAGACCCAAAGAAGACAAAAGCAGCCGCAAGAGCAGCTGCCAAAGCTGAGCGTGAGCAGCGGCAAAGACAGCGTGCCGCTGAGAAGGCACGCAAGGAGGCCTTAAAGAAAGAAGTTGACGAGGTGAAGGCGAACTACTCCGAACAGCTCGCTATCGCCATGACAGCCTACTCAAAAGGAGACATTGCTTACTCTGACTATATCAAGACAAGGCATGATGCAGCGGTCAAGTACTATGACAAGTTGGGAGTCATATATGGGAAGGACTCCGACGAATACAAGAAACTGCTCGACGACCGCGCTAAGGCTGACCAGGATTATCAAGACCAGCTGAACGATATCAAGCGTCAGGACATGGAGCGCGACCATCTGCTCCGTGAAGAATCTTTCCGGAAACAATATTACGATAAGACGAATGCCATGGCCTATCAGAACGAGCGTCTGCTGGACGAGAACCTCTTCCAGGAGAAGATACGGTACATCCAACAGCAGCAGTCGCTCTATAGCGCGGGGTCGAAAGAATGGCACGGGCTGGAACTGCAGCGCACGAAGGAAGAGGCTGAGCACAGGATGCAGCTGCAGGAAGACTTTGAGAAACGGCTGCTGGAATACCGCAAGGAGATGGGAAAGACTAACCTCGCCGAGCAGGAAATCCTCGAGAAGGAAGGTATCACGCGGATGTTTGGTGTGCTGAAAGAGACCGGGCAGATGACACAAGAGGAATATGATGCTATCATCGAGCACATTAAGGAGAAGTACAAGGACTTGCGAGCCGAGCAGAACTCCCCCGCTGCCACACGTCAGCAGGGGACTGATGCATTGAACAAGGCCAAGAACCGCGCGGGTGTTGATGACAGTAATGCTGGATATAACAGCGATAATCCTGCTATTTCTTCCTTCTCTGCTTTTGACGCCGTAAAGCAACAGAAGGCCGTCAATGAGAAGTTGACGGAGCTGTACAATAATGATGAAATCACATTCGCACAATATCAGGAGGCCAAGAAGCAGCTCAGCCAGGAGACGACGGACAAAATCATTGCCGCTGCTCAAGCCGCCTTCAGCGGTATCAGCAACCTCATGGGCACGGCTTCCTCATATGCGCAGGCCTGCAGCGACCTGGAGACGGCAAGAATTAGTGCCAACTATCAGAAACAGATAGATGCAGCAGGGAACAACTCGAAGAAGAAGGAACGCCTCGAAAAGAAGCGGGATAAGGAGCTGGCCAAGGTCAAGACGAAAGCCAACAAGAAAGCCATGAAGATAGAGATCGCCCAGGCGCTCGCCTCCACGGCTCTCGCTGCCATCAATGCCTATGCGTCAGGTTCTAAGATAAACGTGTGGCTCGGACCCGTAGCAGCTGCCATGGCCACCGCTGCCGGCATGATGCAGATCGCCACCATCAAGAAACAGCACCAGGCAGAGGAAGCCGGATATTATGTCGGCGGATTCACAGGCGGCAAGGACTACCATAAGAAGGCCGGCGTCGTGCATGAAGGTGAGTTCGTGGCTAACCACGAGGCGGTGAACAACAGCAAACTCCGTCCAGTCTTCTCGCTCATCGACAAAGCGCAGAAAAATAATCGCGTGGCATCGCTCACCGCTGATGACGTGACACGGACGCTGGGGAATGGTGGCAGCGCTGCCATCGCATATGCTCCGCAGGTCAACGTCACGACTGATAACAGCGACATCG